CTTTTTCCTATGTGGAAGACTGCATGAAGGTGATCCGTCAGTATGAACTGACAAGATTTGATGAAGGGGGATGTGAGACTATGGAAAAGACTGCTGAGAGTGTTCTGGATGTGATGAGGGGATGGCTGGGATTCAGTGAGGCCAATGGAAAGTTTAAGGAGATTATTGATCTGTATAACAGTGTGAAGCCGCTTCCAAGAGGATATGCGGTGCAGTATTCAGATGAATGGTGTGATACCTGTGTGTCTGCTGCAGGAATCAGAGCAGGATGCAGTGATCTGATCGGCAGGGAATGCGGTGTTGAGGAGCATGTGAAGATTTTTAAAAAGATGGGAATCTGGATTGAGGATGGAATTATCACACCAGAGCCGGGGTATGTGATTGTCTATAACTGGGATAAGGCAGCACAGCCGAATGACGGATACAGTGATCATATTGGTTTTGTGGAGAAGGTTTCCGGCGGAATGATTACTGCTATTGAAGGTAACCGGGGTGAAAAGGTTGCCAGAAGGGTGATTCCCCTGGGATGGGGGTATATCCGTGGTTATGCGGCTCCGCAGTATGAGAAGGCTGGGAGTGGAACTGGCGGGAATCCTGGCACAGGAAAGAAAAGTGTGGAAGCTGTGGCGAAGGAAGTGCTTGCCGGAAAGTGGGGGAACGGCAAGGACAGAAAGAAGAGACTGCAGGCTGCAGGGTATGATTATCTGGCAGTGCAGGCGAAGGTGAATGAGCTGGTGAAAGGCAGCAAAAAAAAGAGTGTGGAAGCTACGGCAAAGGAAGTCATTGCCGGAAAATGGGGAAACGGCGAGG